AATCAACATATCTTGCTTCTCCATTTTTTATCATATCACCTATCCACATAGTACTTGGATCAGTACTACTAACAAAATTAGATACAAAAAATTCTTCTACCTCTTTATCATTCTTCTGTCTTGCAAATTTCTCAAACCAAAATCTATCTTTTCTCTTATAGAAAGCTTGGTGTGTTGCTCTAGTCTTACCACGATACTTTATATAATCGTAATGGTCTTTAGTAAAGTGATTTTTTAGAGAAAGATAACAACGATATGCGTCAAAAGGCATCATTATAAAAAGGGTTTTTTATTTCAGGGTGAACGAAATAAGATGTGCTGTAGGGAGTTCCATCTTTAATACCATACTCATGAACAGGGACTGATATTCTATACTCAATAAATGTTGGTTGATTAGGAGAAAGAGGTGGTAACTGATATGCAAAAGGCATAACTATAAAGGTAATTTTGCCCTAGAACTTCTCTTTAAAAAATTAAGTTCTTGTGCTTCATACTTTATCTTTTCCTTTAATGGTTTAGAAATCAATTTAGGAACTGATTCAACATCAATATTATTGTTATCACAAAAATGAACAATAGCATCAATGTAATTCATATTCTCATTATGCAAAACAAGACTTTCAATCTCCTGTGCAAATCTAGCAGGACAGAAGAATTTACTTTCTAGTACTTTTTCTAATTCATTCACTTTTTTCTGTCCCAGTATTGTTAGATACAAATTCTTTAATATATCGAACTAGAAGTTTAATATAATCCCCTTTGTTTCTTTTGTCAAATACCTTGACCTCACCTGCAGGAGTTACCATAAGGGTGATCAATTTCTTGACAGGGATACCTGTTAGTTCGTAGTAAGCAGCAGCATAGAAAGTCTCCTGAACAAAATAGTTTTCCAACCATTTCTCAGGTTTAATCTTTTCAGATGTCTTAAAATCTATAACTGCTAACTCACCTTCATACTCTGCTATACAATCGACTCTACCAGCAAGACCAAGGTACTCAGAGTAAAGAGTTCTTTCTATAGCGTGTATATTATTTATCTTGTCCAGATATGGTGTAGCATGATGGAACATAAACTTAGTTGCTGGTCTATAATCATCCCAGTTAAGTTCTTTGTTCTCTAGATATGCCTGTGCTGCTTCATGGAAGTCAGTTCCACGAGCAGTTGCCTTCTTAGTAATACGATTAGCTTCTTCTATACCAACTCTCTTTCTCCAATCAATAAAAATCTGACGATTATAAAAGGATGTTACTGAAGTAATAGAAGGAACCCACTGACCATCAGGAAGATGATACAGTCGGCACCCAGGAGTTTCTTTCTTTTCTAATTCAAGATCACCAAGAAAATTACAATGAGAAAAGGTCATAAATTAAGTTCCAATTTGGCAAGAATGTATTCTTTAACTAATCCAGAGCGAACAATATCCTCAACTCCGAATTCAACAATATCAACAGAAGGCATTAAGCGAAGGATAGTCATGAAATCATGAATACCATTACGTTCATTCTGTTTAATAAGGTCAGTTTGAGTTGCATCACCACAGAACATGATCTTGGAACTCTCTCCTACCCTTGTCATTATACTATCAAGTTCATGATAATTCAAGTTCTGGAATTCATCTACTATAATAATTGCTTTATCAAGAGTGGTTCCTCTAATAAATGAAGTACTCCAAAAATCAATTGTCCCTTGCGTTTTAAGATTACCATAAAGCATTTGGAAGTCTGCTTCTGTATGTAACTCAAACATATATTTAACCATATGTTTGTAAGGAATCTGATAAAGAGATGACTTATCCTCATGGTCACCAGGCAAGAATCCAATCTCCCTAGTAGCAACTAATGACCTTACGATGTAAATTTTTTCATAAGGACTAGTAGGATCTAAAACATCTTGCAATGCATTATAAAGTGTGATAAAGGTTTTACCTGTACCTGCACAACCATATGCAACAAGATTCTTATTGCTACTATACGATTCAAATAAAGTTTTCTGATTTTGTGTAAGGGGTTCAATCTCCCTCATCATATCAGCATTTATTGGTTTCTTTCTTTTCATCTGCTTGGCCGTTAAACCTACACCAATAGGTTGATCTGATTTCTTTTTACGTGGCATGTTAGTTAGTCTACATCAAAAGCGGATTGAGTTTGAGATTCATAAGATCCTTTACTTGCTAATCTTCCAGAGATACCTCCAGACTTTTCAGCTTTACTGAGGACTTCTCCCCATCCAGGATTCTTATTGACAAGTTTATCTCTCCATTCACCAACTTCTCCTGTGCCAGGCATAGTAGAAGGATCTGACCAGTCTCTAATCCAATCAGGATTATCATTACACCATTCAGACCACTTGGTAACACTCATTGCGACTTCTTTTTGTTCACCAGTTTTCTGATTAACAACAGGGTACGTAGCCATACTTAAAAAATAAGGGTAATTATTTATATGTAAGGTGGACCAGAAAACCATGCGACTAATGATTTTCTTACACCTCCTTTAACAGGACGGACTCTATGCCATACATCAGATTGAAAAAATATCAACCCACCTAAAGGCAATTTAAAAGAATCATATCTAGGTCTGTCATTTGGTTTTCCAAACTCCAAATCCAATTCTCCACCTTCATATTCAGAAGGATCACTTAACATAAGAGTCATACTAATCTTTCTAATCTTACCATTAGTAATTTCAGATTGTTGATCCTTATGCCAATCAAAGTAATCACCTTCAGAATAAATTGCATATTGAATTGGTTCCATATTAGTGATACGTAAATTCCATTCAGATCTATTATAGTCTGACATTAAACCATAAAGAAGTTTACTTAATGGAGAATCGTATATCCATGATACTCTAGATGATCTCAAATTAGTATCTAAATGTCTTGAAGATACCTCATCATTAACTCTACTTTCATCCCATATCAAACTTGAATCATTAACTGCATCCTCAACTATATCAAGTTCAGAATCAGTTAGAATTGTTTTACCATGAGTAGAAGCATATTTCATTTACCACTCCAATGCTTCTGCAACCGTAGGAAATTGTTCAGAAAAAATCTTACGAATTTCTGCTACCACATCCATATGTTCTTTCTGTGTTCCATGTGCAGAACGTAGGTCTATGTAATGTACCCATGATCTTACAGAACCAGTCATGTATATTCTCGTAGGAGTTGCTAGTGGGAGAACAAATCTCGCACACTCCTTTGCAACTCCCTCTTGTAAAAGTGCATTGTAGAGATCCATTGCATCAGAAAAATGCCTAGCAATGAGTGCCTGGTATTCTTCTTTCTTCTCCTGTGGTATATCATCATTACTATTCTGTCTATTCTTGCTATCCTGACTGCGAAGATCAGGGACAGCAATCATACTATCAAGTAAATTAGTATCAGCATATCTCTGACTAAACTCTTGGAAAGTAAATGATCTATGCCTTAATATCTGTGCAGCAAGTCCTCTAGTAGTATTGATCTCTACCGTCATGAATGCTTGCTCAAAGACACTCCAGTGACCGTGCTGAATACAATACTTAAGAAGGCCAGCAAACTTTTCATTACCTTGGTTCTTAGGGTTACTAACACGAGCAACATATGCCATGTGCTGTTCAGCATTTGGTGTTACACTTACTAATTTAATCGGTGTATCCGTCATCGTCATCATCAAAGACCTCATCGTAATCAGTGGGAAGGGGGTGCATTTGAGTATAGTTCTCATACTTATATGCTTCAGTATCTGAATATACTTCAGACTCTAAAGAATCTACAAGTAACTTGAGATTCTTTACAATAAGTTTCAATTTTTCTCTATCCATTATTTCTTAGCAGCAAAATATCTCTCTATAACTTCTACTTGGTCATGATATCTTGCAATCTTATCTATCTCGCATTGAATTGCTTCTGTAATATCTGAATGCTCTCCTATACCTGCTGGATGTTCAAGGTAAACATTGACATTTGCTTTATGTTTTTCAATCTCTCCATGTGCATGAGCTAATACTGCTCTAATTAATTGCTCTCTCATGTGAAGTGCCATAGATAATCTCCATTTAGATTATATATTAAAAAAGCAGGGGCGTAAACCCCTGCTTATTGCTTTGATAAGTAAGTGACTAAGCAGTGACTAGTTCCTTATTGAACTTCACTCCACGATAGGTTTCTTGAACCTTGTGAGTTTGAGCCTGCTTACGCTCTGTGGTGTCATACTTGACTCCACGGTATGTGACTTGTGCCATCGGTTTTCTCCTGTAGGATGAGGTTGTTTAGACCGTTCCTTCAGTCGGCATTTGCGTCTCCCAAAGGAGATGAACGAATCCGTTCCGTGTCGGCTTACTTGCGTCCCCACTATGGGGATGAACGTTGTGTGTTAATACTAACACGTACATACTATATATGCAAGCATGTTTGTATTTCCTGATACATTATTCATAATAAGCAACATCTTCACCAATAGTATTAGGACATAACATACTTGTTGCAAGATCCCTGGCCTGTCTATTGTGTTCGCAAAGTTTATTCATCCAAATTCGTTCGTCTAAATCAACCTGTCCATCGGTTGATATCATACGACAACAGATGTCTACGATTCTATTTCTGTAATTGGTGCTTAACATGTTCTATAGCTGTTGGTAAAATTGCATACTCTTGTCTTTGAATTGCTTTTGTTAATGACACTATATCATCTTCAGGTAAAATAGGAACCTTACCTTGAAGAATTATTTCACCTCCATCCAATTCCTCATTAACATAATGGACAGTACATCCACTAACATCATCTCCACTATCTAGGGCCTGCTCTATTGCATGTAACCCTTTATACTTTGGAAGTAAAGAAGGATGAACATTAATAATAGGAGCAGGAAAAGCAGAAGGATTTTTAATGACCCTCATATATCCTGCAAGAACTATAAGATCTACCCTCCATGCTTTGAAGAGTTCTATCATCTTATCTTCATCTTTATATTCAACATAACAATGAGGAACACCATACTTTGCTGCCCTCTTCTTAGCACCACATTTTTTCTTGTTATATATCATCAACACAACTTCATTCGTATTACATATAGGATTCGTAAGTATATTTTGAAAGTTAGTTCCGTTCCCAGAACACATAACTCCTAATCTCATTCTTGTAGCTCGTCTAAACGATAAGGTGAATAATCAGGTTTGGTGTCATTAAATTTAACACCTTCACAGTCTGACTTAGAACAATAGTATCTACCTTCAGGATCAGTTGCTTGAGTAAGATATTCAGTTTCCTTTACCCATTCTCTTAATGCCTCTAGCATAATTCCCTTAATCCATTTCCTAATCATTGACTCCAATCCTCATAATCTGGTTCAGGTTCGTTAATACGATGTTTAAAAGCATCTCTATCAAAATATGATGGTGGTAATGGTTTCACATCATCATATGCTCCTGCTAACTTCTTCTTATATTCTCTCTCATCTAACACTTCATTGATAAGAATCTTCAACTCTTTAACCATTTCAGGAGTGTGTAACCTACGAGGATAGATCATCATAGGTTTATGTGCTTGTATTTTACCCGTTGGTTTATAATTAGGATCCGCAGGACCACTCATTCCTTGGGTATCAATCTTACTCATAAAGCATTTCCATCTTTATCAAGTAAACCCATCTTCTTTACCTGGCTCATATTAGATTTCTCCTGTCTCTTAATTCTCTTATACTCTTTCATAATCTTATCAACTTCATTCTTTGATATTCTTACATTTAACTGTGATCCTTCCTCTGGCGAAACAAATCCCACTCCACTCTTCTTTTTCTCCTCTTTATCTTCTAGGTAATCATTGATCCCATTCTGAATTTCACCCTCAATGATATCATTGATTTGAGATCTCAACATCTCATTGTCTATATTATTTTTACTCATAGTTTCCTCTTCCTCTTCTTTTTCTCTGGAGTCTTATATCCATACTGACTAGGTTTAATAGTACCATGACCAAATTCTATAGCCTGAACAGAACCTTTGCCATATTTATCATAATACATATCAAAAATATTCACCATTTTGTAACAACGTGTCACATCTAAATGCTGTGTCCCATTTTCAACATATCTAACAACATAAGCATCAGTTGGAAAAGACTTATCATGTGTCTTTTCCTCCGTGGTTTTTTCTAAAAGAATTTCACACGAATAATCTGCTGCTTGAATTTTAGATTCTTCTTTCTCCTCTGCCACTTGCTTCTCTGTTTTAGTTTTAGTTGTCATGAACGACCTCCCCATACTATATCAGGATAAGCTTCTTTTACCTGGTCAAATGTAATCTTATACTTGTCACCAAGTTTCTTATCTTTAGTAAGAACGATTACTTCTGCTTCTTTTGGATGAAGTCCTTGCAAAAGATTAATAAACATCATCTCTCTACGTGTTGTAGTAAGACCATCGTTTCCACCTTTCACATAATGATATAAATTCTGATATTCTCTTCTTATAGATGTTCTACCTCTACCATCAAGGTCTTGTCCTGTTGCAGATTCACCTCCTGCTGCCTCTCTAGCAAGATTCTCTGACAAACTACCCTTATATACGGTTTGATTTTGTGTCTCGCCATAGGGCACCTCTCCTTCAGGTAAGAGACTGATTACAGAACTGTCAAAATTCCATACCATGATCATTTTTACACAGTCATGTTCATACTGCTTCAGTGCTTCTACTGTTTTAGCAGATGTCTTCTGTTGAGAAGCAAGATCTAATACCTCAAATACAAAAGGATTTATCGGTAGAGAATCAATAGCAGGTGCTGCTTTAGTTGTTCTCTTCTTTGCTTTAGACGCAGCAGGTAATTTAGGACCGTCAGTTTCAGTTTTACGAGGTCTACCTCTCTTCTTAGTCGTCTTCGTCGTCGGTGTCGATGTCATAATTGTTTTCAATTCTTAGGGCTAAAATTTCATCAGGAACTAATTGTCCATTGGCATCAAACATTTCTGGATGAGTATACACTACTTGAGGTGTTGTTTCATAAGAATGCTGTCTTGCCATCCATCCTATCATACCTCCAACTAATAATGCAAGAGCCGAGACAACTGTTGTAAGTGTCAAGGTTACTATAAGTGTTTCTGACATAGCACTGCTCCAGAGAGTTTATTTTTTTCGGATGTCCAGATAAAAATCAAAATGAAATACAATTTCTCTATTCCAAAGAGCAATTAATTTCCCGAAAGTTATCTGAAATGTTTTAGGTTTTGGGGGACTTCTTCTCCTGTTTCGTAAAAGTAATTCTACACCTCTATTAATCTGAGGTTTGTCATTATTTAGAGTTCTTTTTTCTCCTTCCTGGTCTTCTGTCATACTGATACCTCCATGCATCTTCAAGAATGCGTGACAAATAATTCTTTATTTTTCTTGCTTGTGGTTTAGGAATGTGATGATATGCTTCCCTCAACTGCTTATGATCATTGTCAGCACCTCCTTTGATATATTCTTCAAGGTCTAGTACTTGATCTGCAAGTTCTTTTGCAGTAGAACTTTGAAGGAATGCATCAACCTCTGCCTTTGTTGTCTTACGATACTTTAAAAATTCATAAAACTTCAATTGCATCTTACCCTCAAACGCAAGCTCAAGGGCATGTTCTATCATATCATAAACAGTTTCAAAATCATCTTTCATTAGACTATTTTTTTCTCCTTTAGATACTGAACTGTTTCTGTGCAACCACCAAGATTAGTTCCATCTATAACAACTTGAGGAAAGGTAGACCCTTCACCAAACTGACCATAGAATGCTTTTCTATCAAAGTGTTCTCCTAATTTATATACTACATGTTTTAATCCTGTCAACTTTAATACCTCTACTACCTTACTACAATATGGACAACCATCTCTTGAGTAAACCGTGAAATTCATGTTCTCTGACATTGGTATTAAAAAATTTTATTTATTGTTGGACTGATTTTTAAGAGCATCCTTCCACTGCTCTATGAGGATCCGAAGTTCTTTAATACGCATTTCTGCTGTATCAATTTTCTCCTTAAGACTGTTTGCCATTTTCTTTTCGCTCCTCCATAGATCTATTTCTAATAATAATTCTACTATTTGAATGATCAGGAATAAACTCTATCACATCATCATGAGGCCACATCATTTCCTCATAAAGTGCATTAAGACGATCCATATCTTCCCAGAGATCATTCACATGTTCTTTACTAGGCCATTCATCATTACTATGATGCTCTTCAGGTTCTAGATCTCCGTGCATGAATCTGCCTCCTTTAGTTTACGTAGTATATATTGATATGTATTTACTATATCACCTTCATCTTTTCTAAACAAGTCCTTATCATAACTTTCAGACGTACCTTTTTTCCAGAGTCGCATTCCGTCAGGTGATAGTTCATCAGCCAAGAGTAGATTGCCGTCAGCATCGTATCCAAACTCCAATTTAAAATCAACAAGTGTAAGATCAATATCATGAAAGATAGATTTCAACAGAGAATTAACTTCTCTTGCAATAGATTCTAAGTCTTTTAAAACATCTCCATAACCCATTAAATTAATACGATCCTCTGTAAGTAAAGGATCATCCTTCTCATCATCTTTCAAATAATATTCAACCAAAGGCCAATTAATAATCTGACCTTCTTCTAGTGTTGTTTGTCTAACAATAGAACCAGCAGCCACATTCCTTACTACAACTTCTATTGGAATAATATCAACCTTTTTACAACACATAATTGCTACTGGAACTGTGCTGATGTAATGGGTTCTTACTCCCTTCTCTTCTAACTTTTCAAAAAGAAATTCAGAAATCTGACAACAAACTCTTCCCTTTCCTTCAGGGAAATCTACCTTTCTACCATTACCAGCAGTAACTTTATCCTCATACTGTATGAGAACTTCATTAGGTTCGGAAGTGGTAAAGACTGTCTTTACCTTTCCTTGAATAATTTGAGTGTCAGGCATATCAGTGATGAGGATCGTACTTTTGGATAATCGAATAAACTACCACCAATACAATAAGAGCAATAGAAATGATAGGAAGAACTAAATGCATAATTCATTCATAGTGTTGCAAATATTGTATCATACTTTGGAGGGTATGCAAGTTATCCCCCACAGACCGAAGAGCATTGTTGCAATTCTTACAGAGAAGACCTCTCACGTCCCCTGTAATAGGATTACGATCTACCATAAAGGAATTATAGTTTCCACCTGCTTGTAGGGTCTTACAGATAGCACACTGATTGTTCTGCTCTACCAGTATCCTATTATATTCTTTAAATCCTACACCTTTCTTTCTATTCTTGGTAATTCTTTTAACTGTACACTCTTTACATTCATAGGAATACGAGGATGCAAGAGTAGTATTCTTACGGGTTCTATAGTATCCATCTATCAAATTCTTTTCTTCACCACAGACTCTACATACCCTTTCAGATAATAACAGATGACTTAATTCTACCTGGTCGTCTAAATCCATGCATAAAAAAAGACCCTAAAGTAATTTAGGGTCTTTTCTTCTAGGACTTACCAGCACACAGTGCCTAGTAATTAACCAATAGAAGGAGCAACAAGTGCAACTTCAGTAGACTCTGCAGCAGCAAGGTCTAGAGGGAAGTTGTGTGCATTTCTTTCATGCATAACTTCCATACCAAGGTTTGCTCTGTTAAGAACATCTCCCCATGTAGGAACAACTTTACCAGATGAGTCTACGACAGACTGGTTGAAGTTAAATCCATTGAGGTTAAATGCCATTGTGCAGATACCCATTGAGGTTAACCACACACAGATAACAGGCCATGAGGCAAGGAAGAAGTGCAACGAACGACTGTTGTTGAACGAAGCGTACTGGAAAATAAGACGACCAAAGTAGCCATGAGCAGCCACAATGTTATATGTCTCTTCTTCTTGTCCGAACTTGTAACCATAGTTCTGTGAATCTAAACCTGTGGTTTCTCTAATAAGAGAAGATGTAACCAATGAACCGTGCATAGCACTGAACAAAGCACCACCAAACATACCAGCAACACCTGCCATATGGAATGGGTGCATAAGGATGTTATGTTCTGCTTGGAATACGAACATGAAGTTGAACGTACCAGATATACCTAACGGCATCCCGTCAGAGAATGAACCCTGTCCGAAAGGATACACAAGGAATACTGCGAAAGCAGCAGATACTGGTGCAGAATATGCAACACAGATCCAAGGACGCATACCTAAACGGTATGATAACTCCCACTGTCTGCCCATGTAAGCAGAGATTCCAATAAGGAAGTGGAAGATTACTAACTGATAAGGACCACCGTTATACAACCACTCATCAAGAGTAGCAGCTTCCCATATAGGGTAGAAGTGTAATCCAATAGCGTTGGAAGAAGGTACAACAGCACCAGAGATGATGTTGTTACCATACATGAATGAACCAGCAACTGGTTCTCTGATCCCGTCGATATCAACAGGAGGAGCAGCGATGAATGCTACGATGAAGCAAGTCGTTGCAGCAAGTAAACATGGAATCATTAAGACTCCAAACCAACCAACATAGATTCTATTGTTAGTTGATGTTACCCACTCGCAAAACTCAGGCCATCCAGATAGCAGACTACTTCTTTTTTGAAGCGTTGTCATTTGAATTAAGAGTACAATTTGAGTAAGGTAGTATGAAGACGGATTATTCTGCCTAGTCTTGGTAACGGCAGTAATTAATGATGAGGAGATCCTCACCCGAAGTTATTTATTATAAACTATTGTTAAGCAATTGGCAAGTATCATAAGATACCTTCACAATTTATTAAGCATTTTAACGCATATATATAAAGATAGGTTTAGTGTCTCAAAATGAAAAGATTCTTACCTCTTGCTATGTTATTGATGACAGGTGCATTGGTAGCACCATCAGCTAAAGCTGATATTACATCTAGAATGACATCTAGTGTTCAGTTGACAGTTAATGCTGCTGCTACTCAAATGGAGAGAATTGGTTCTTCATTTAGTATCACAGGAAATAATGTTGATACAACTGATGGTACAACTGCTAATACAATTAGTGCTGGTACTATAACTTCAGGTGTATATGCTCCTGGTACTATTGCTGCAGTACAGGATGACCCAGGTGAATCTTTCAGCTTCACTCAGGCATTTATCCAAGGGGATGCTATTGATACAACTGGACCTGACATAGGAGATGTTTCAGCATATGGTGATCAGTTATCTACTGCAGCTGGAACTGCTGGATCATTAGCTGGTACAGTAACTAGTCAAGGTGCTTTGACTGTAACCGCTGGCGGAGCTGGTACAACGGCTACAGGACAGTTTGTAACTGAATTATCAATCAACTAGTAAGTCATGAAAAGGCTTATAACTATACTAGTGTTGTTAGGTAGTGCTGGTGCTGCAAGAGCAGTGCCAGTGGTCCCCAACTTCCAACAGGGCTCAATGACGAGCCACACCGAGACTGAATCGACAGTCACGGAAACTATAAACTCAATTGACTATAGGACAGGATGGGAATACAGCGTTACTGGGGTAGGTGTAGACAACAATGGTGCAGCATTGAACCCCGCAACATCAACATCAACAGTGACAGTCGCACCAACCGTGGGGACAGACGAAACAGGAGCAACCGCAGCAGCGGTAACTTCTTCCTTCGATGCCTTAGACTTCTCGGCACAAAACAACTTCACAATACACGAACCTGGAGCAGCCTTTCAATTCACTCAGACGTATTCTGGGCCAGGGATGACCAACCAAACCGTAATACAAAGGGTAACCACTATCCAAAGTGTCACAGATACCACAAGTACCTTTACTCAATAGCAACTTTAAGTAGTCTTTTAACACCTAATGTCGCATTAGCACAAGGTGTTGGTGGTGTATCTGCTACTGCTAATCCTATCGCCAACTCTTCTGGCTCAGTCACGAACCAGGCAATACAAGTTTTACAAGGTCCATACATAACTAACACCTATGGTGGTGGTGTTCAGTGTCAAGGTAGCACGGTAAACTTCACACCATACGTACAGTTTGCTGATAGTAGAAAAGATCCTTGGGAAGATTTCTATAACGAACCGCAATATAATACAACTGATGCAACTGGTAAGATGGTTCCGACATATGTTACTGTCAAGAACTACCCGTGGGAAGAATGGTATGATGATAGAACATATATCTCAGATGGAACAGATGGTAATACTATTGGAGATGAAATTAGATGGTTCCCTGATGGATCAGACATCTCTATCATTCAGGATATAGACAGTCCTAATGGTGTTCCTGATGTAGTTGATAGTGGTGGAGAGATGACACCATCATGGTTTAAACCAGTACGTACAGACATGAGAGCAAACCAATCATTTAACGTAGGTTTATCCGCTACTCTTTCTATACCACTGAATAGAAAATTTCAAAGGCAATGTCATGAGGCTGCTGCAAATCAAAATGCACTAATGGCTCAGACAGTTGCTAATAAAAGATTAGACTTTGAGATCGCTCGTCTTAAAAATTGTGGCGAACTCAAAAAACAAGGTATTATGTTCCATCCTAACTCACCATACTTTAGTGTATGTGCTGACGTAGTTGTTACTTCACCTGGTGGGCAGATCATTCCACATGAACACCAGATACCACAACCACAATGGACTTCTCCACAAACTGAGATACCACCTGCAGAAGTTACTACTTCTTCAGAGTCTTCCGAAGTTCCATTATCGCCCGATTCCGATCTCGTTGAGCCAACATCCGTTCCCGTGTTGAAAGAACAGGGTCTGACTTCCCCATTATCTTCTTTACCTTGGCTACGACCTTCTTTATCACAGGTTTCACAACCTTCAAAAGCAAATCCGCTAGGGGTTTTGCAAGTAGGGCAGAGCTTGTCGCAACCAGAGCAATCGTCGCAGTAGTAGCTACAACAGGAACTGATGGGAGATATTGTTCAGTAAAACCCAATGTCTCCCATTGTGTTTCGCATATTTTTCCGTCAGGAGTTAATTTATATCCAATAACTTTTTCTGTTCCTGCCTGATTCAAGTCACCTATACGTCTTGCATTAGGTGGAGGACATTCTACATTCTCAGCAGTTTCGCCTGGTGTTTCAGGTGGTCTAGGAGCCTCTATTTCAGGTGCAGGTGGTGGTTCTCCAGTGTCTACACCTTCAGGAACTTCATCAGATTCATTATATACAGTCTGCCAACTTAGTCCTCTATAATCATAATCTGCAGGTTGATAGTAAGGAGCACCAGCATCACACAATACTGTATTACCTTTAGGGTCATCATCGACCAGCATCTTATTTCTATTTCTCTCTTTAACATTCTCCTTGTGTACCTTTACACAACCTGGCATATTAACTACAGGAGTTCCTATAACCTCAGTGACAGGAACAGTGGGAGGAATTACTGATGGAGCATCATTCACCCATACTCTAGCATCAGCAATTTTGTTTACACCAATAGGTCTTATATTTGTATTTGTTGATTGAATATTTTGTACAAATTGTATTCCAGTACCATTTACTTGTATTGGATTAGCACCATTAACCTGAATGAGAGGTATATTACTACTACTATTATTAGTAATAACAGGTATATTATTGATCTCCGACATATTGAACCTCTGAATTATCAGGAATAATATCTAAGT